GCCTTATAGGTATAGAATAATTTCTTTATATGAATAGCTTGCATTTCAAAATCTTCTGCATCATATGTAAATAAATTAACTAAACTTTTAGTTGCCGCGCCTTTAGGTTGAGGAGTTACTTTAAATACACAAACTTCGGTTGTACATCCTAAACGACCAACGTCAACCCCTAAAACATAAAAAGCATTTTTATTACTACGCCCTGTTGGTTCATATTCAGGCACATTAAGTACACGATATTTATCAAATTTCTCAGAAGAATAGAAAGCATTTTGAGCATCACCGCTCCAAATACTTTTATATTCACGATCAAAAGACTCTTCGTTAAAAGTCCCACTCATTTTTAATTGATCTACAAAGTCTTCATTTAATAAGCCTTCACTAACAGGCGTTTCATAAGTACCGCCCATGACCATAACTAAATTAGGTTCTAGAATACTTTGAATCAGTAGTTCAATTAATTTTTCAAAAGCAAAACTATTTTTCCAACCAGCAGTAGTAATATAAACTTGAGATTTATTAATAACTTCTTCTGGATGCCGCGTACCATCTGGCAATAATCTATCAACGTTAGTGGTAGGTATTATTACTTCATTAAGAATATCACCATCAATTAATACACATTCTTCCATTACGCCGCCAGTTCTACGCTGTCCACGAGAACTTTCCCTAGCAGCAAGAATATTAATTTTAGAGCCATTCTTAAAAAGATATTCTACATTATCTTTTGTTTTTGTAGTCTTACCACGTTCCCAGTTAATTTCATGTTCAAGAGCTGGAATTAACCGACAAATTTCTTCTACTTTTGCAATAGTAATACTAGCAGCCTGCTCTTTACCGCCAGTCGTTACAAACATTTCAGCCCTAGGAAAAAGAACACATCGCAACATAAGCGCCATCATAGTTAAAAATGATTTACTAAAAGCACGGGGAAATGTAGCATAAACATATCTATGACGCATAACTATTCTAAGAAAAATACGCTGATAAAAATAAAAATGAAATGTACTATCTTCACCCTTTATAAAATCAACAAAAATATCAGGGTATTCTCTAAAAAAAGAAATTAATTTTCTTAAATTTTCCATTTGCTGAACAATTCTTTCTTCTGAAAGACCTTGTTTAGCATTTCGTTCTTCAGATAAAGCTAATAAATCAGCAAGAGCCATTAATCATCATCCTCCTGTTGTAAAAGAGCTTCATCTTCAGCTTTTTGGCGGCGGCGCTCTTCTTCAAAGTCAGCTAAGTCATCATCTGTTAATTGATATTCATCATATCCTTGTGCTTTAGCTGCTTCTTTATCTTTCTTTTGTTGTTCAAGAATTTCACGCTTTTTAAGATACTCTTCAATTTGACCAGCCAATGCAGTATCTTGATAAATTAATTCTTTAGTATAATTCTTCATATCTTGAATTATAATATCAACCTTATCGAGAGGCTCATTAATTTCCATTCTAGGTATCTGTCCGCCATATTTCTCGCAATAAGCCACAATCTCTCCAACAGAATCTACGAAATCGCTAGATTTTTGATCTTTTTTACGCTGGGCCGCCGCAAAATTAGCAAGTTTACGTTGATTACCTAACTCACGACTAAGTTTAGTAAAACCGTCATAATCTCCAGAATCAAGAGCTTGATTAGCTTTAAGATTAAGTTTACAAATAATCATTAAAGCATTTTTAGTATCTGCATCTTGAATATCAAAAGAATTAAGCATATTATTATAATCTTGTTCAAGAGCAATAAGTTCATCTATTTTATAAAGTTTGCCCCATTTTAAAACAAGATACTTTTTATCTTCTTCTGTTAGATCTTGCGAAGGGTCTGGTAATTCTACAGATAAATACTGATCTTCTGGAAAAGCACCTATTTTATCAGTAGAATACATATCTGCTGCGGCAGTATAGTCTAGATCTTTATTTTGAATAGGAGTAGGCATAAGTGTTTTATATTCTGCCTCATTTATCTCTCCCGCCGCTAGTTTCTCTTTCAACTCAGCTTCAGCTGCCGCTAAGTATTCACTATATTCTTTATCAGATTCTCTGCGAGCTGCCGCACTCATTGCCATTAATCGTTCAGTATCTTCCCAAGTATATCTCATCCACTGTTTTAATTTCATTTTAGAAATATACTTACCAAATACTGACATTCCATTCATTTTTTTAGGATCTTTTGCAAAAGCTTTATCTCTTAATGTATTCCACTCTTCTGGAATATAAGGGACATCGAACTCTTTCAATAGCCATAAAAAAGTTTCTGGATTAAAATTATCAATATGCATAGTAAGACACTGTTTACACATTTTAGCCTTACTACCATCTTTATAAGTATAAAAATTTATTTCTCTAGCCCATTTTTGCTCTTTTTCGCAAAAACATTGACCTTTATCATTTGGCATTTGTCCAAGCATTGTCGCCTCACTCCTTTACTTTTTTACTTTTGTATTACGACAATCTTTACAAATCGAATAAAAATGATCTTTACTTGTACTATTTTTTGAAAAGAACATATTATGAGCTGGTTTAATTTGCCCACATCGAGAACATTTTTTCCATTTTCCCTTTGTCCCCATTGTATAATACCAGTATAGCCAATCTTTTTGTGCGGCTTCCGCCAACATTTTAGGTATTTTTTTACGCCATAAAGAACTAAGGTATTCCGCAGAATGCTTTACACCATATTGTTCTTCAATTAACTTCTGAATCTCTTCATTTGTTTTGCCATCTATTTTATAAATAACTAAATCATAATAAATTGGATAATCTTCTTTTAATACTTTATCAATTAAATTTTCTAAATCAATCATCATATAATAAGCATCACAAGTGAATTTATCCCAAACTTCTTCTTTTATTTTTGAATAGCTACATAAAACAGCAGATATATGATCTGGATTTAAAAAAGAAAATCCCTTAATATCTATCTCCCCATCTGCTAATAATGTAATTTCTTCATCTAAAGATACATCATGTATACTCCTAGTTATATTTATAGGAGCAATAGGTTGATAATAAGAGCCTTTTAACATATATTGTTGTTTACGTTGCTCTATAATTGTCTTTTTTAATAAAAATCTTTGTTTACCAGTTGCAGTTTTAAATGCTTCTTCTAATTGATCAATAGAATCACGCAGCTCGCGCAATCCAGGTACAACTTCTAAATCAGTTTCAGTAATGGATACTTTTGGGGTAAAAATTACATTTTTATCATTAGTAATTAACCCATAGATTCCATCTTCACCATTTTCAAATTTTGCAACTAAACCTTCAAAAGAAGTTTCACGCTTATTAACAGTAACCATTCTATTATCTGTTAATATTTTCTTTTGACGCCGCTCTTCTTTATCCATTGCAAAAATCAAGTAGTTAGAAAGAAGTTCTAAATATTTTGGGGTGAGTTTTTCTTCAGGAGTTTGAGCGATTATCTTTTTAACTAGTTCGTTGCGCTCTTTTGGATCTTGAATTGTATAATCTAATTTTAGAGCTTCAACATTTTCTTCATTTGCCATATTTGCTCTCCTTTACTTAACTCTTGATTTTATTATACCCAAAATTTTTTGTTTTGTCAATTTAAGCTATTTCCAGGATATTTGACAAAAGAAAAAAAGTATGATATAATAAAATTATCAAAATAGAGAAGGTATTTTTTATGATTATAAAAGATAAAATTACTGAAAGTTATACCTGTGATACAATAGAAGAAGAAAACAGTTTAATTAATAGATATAAAATTTTAGAAAAAGAACAAAAGATTAGAGATTTAACATATTCAATTTATCAAAATGAATGTGCAACTACTAATATTTATTTTGAGTATGCGGCAACCGAGCCTCAACCAGCGTCACTGCTCGAGCATCCGCCAGGGCCAGAGCAGCTGCCGCCGCATATCCAAGCAACTTATAATCTAGAGTTAAGTTGTGAAGATGTAAGTGAAATTTCAAAAGTAATGAATAATATCGAGAAGTACTGGCCAGGAATGAAACTCCAGCAATATGGAGTAGCGCAAAAGGTTGGTATTCCTGCATATGCTGCTATTACTCTTGTTAATTATGATGTAGAAGAAGAAAATAATGATAGCGTCGCAGATGATATTATTAAAGCTGTTGCAGAAAACTTGGATGTAGATCCAGACGAATTAAAAGAAGAATTAGGAGATATTGGTGTAATATGAGTAAATATATTAATAGAGATGATCCTGGGCATGAGCAAAAGCCTAAGAAAAGATTTAAGGTGCGGCCGCAGGTAAAAAATTTACATTGCCCTAGAGATGGACATTATTGTGAACAGCCTAATTGTGAGAACTGTATGTTTGAAGGCGTTGTTGAAAAGTAAGCGCATTTCCAAAATTTTCCAGGAGGCTATTTTAAATGGATAACGCAAAAATTAAAGAGACTGCCGCCAAGATTGTGGAAG